TATGCAAGGGGTGAATGTAGTGTACCAAAAGGTGTAACCGTACCAAAAGACAATGGTAGGGACCGCTTTATTGGTGTACCGACTATCCTCGGGAATGTATATTCACGAGGTCTCGGTATGATGCTAGAGTCTTGCCTTTGTAGGCTTGGTCTAAACATCACTGATCAGCAGGTTCGAAATCGCCACTTTGCCGAATTGGGATCGTTAGATTCCACGGTAGGTGATCCGGATCGACCTGCAACGATTGATCTGAAGTCTGCCTCCGACTCAGTCGGGTGGTTATTGACTCAGTACTTGCTTGATGATCTTCCTAATATCAAGTCGGCGATGGCTCTATCTCGCGATGAGGCCATATCAATCGATAAAGTTAAGATCCCTCTTAACATGACCAGCACAATGGGTTGTGGCTTCACCTTTCCCTGGCAAACACTTGTGTTCTATTCGATCATAAGTGCCCTTGCCAAGATGGATGGTCGGGGATTTACCTCCCTTGCCGTTTTTGGTGATGACATAATCGTTCCCGAAGCCTTATTCGACATCACATGTCGTGTGTTAAGTCACATGAATTTTGTGGTGAACGATAAGAAAAGCTTCGGAACCGGCCCCTTCAAGGAGTCCTGCGGTACCGATTGGTATCGCGGGGTTGACATTCGTCCGGTATTTGTTGAAACTTTAAATACCGAGAATGATTGCTACTCCTTGTTTAATCGACTTCTCATGTGGTCCTCCCTTCACGATGTGCCTTTAAGCAATACATTGCTAAGGTTACGTCGTGAGGCCCCAGACGGAACTTTCATTCCGCTCTGGGAGGATCCTGCGTCCGGATATCGTGTCCCATCTTGGGCACTTTCAATATTCGGAAAACGTCCTGTCTCCAAGACGTTGCAGAAATCACTGAGGTTAGTCGATGGCTTCATTTATTCTCTCGATCGACCCGTTACCGTATCCCGATCTATCGGGGTTAAGGTGGGTGAGCGAGACCTCGACCTCTTTGACGGGACAATTTGCGACACACCTGATTTTCAATCAGAAGTGCGTCCTTCTTGTCGTCAATCTAGCCGCTGGTTCAGGGTTAGTAATCCTTACGGATACTATCTCTGTAGAATAAATGGAACTGTCTTAGGTCCGGACATCCCTTGTAGATCTCGGGATGTTTTATACCGCCGTGTATGGGCAAGTACTCCCAATTGGGATTATGCCCCGCCAGATGACCTCATCTGGTCGATAACCCCTAGGAGATGGGGTTATATACCGGTCCCGGTTGACACCGGGTGGCGGTCCGATATGACAGATTACCTGACCATGGTGGTCTGGTCGTCTTAATATCGTACCGAACAACGGACGTTGATCCTGCCAGGCG